AATCCTTCTCACATGAATGTTAAATCGGAAATAGCTCATGTAAGATTTAAAACAAGAGATCTTGATGGTCAAAAGATTTTAGCTGTAGAAGAAATGCAATCAGACTTTGCAACAGCTGTAAGAAAAGGACAAATGGATATGCCAGGATTTGATAATCTTGAAAAGCAAGTAGTTCAAGATTTTCCATTTAAAAATACTTGGTATGAAATGACTATTAGAAGATTAATTAGATATGCAGCAGATAATGATTTTGATGCTGTTGCTATACCAAAAGCTAAGCCAATGATGGATAGATATATGGAGAGTGCTAAGACTATTGATAATTTAAATATTAAAGTATTTAGACATCCAAGAGGATCTATGTTTTTAGACGAAACAACTGGTGGAACTAATTTAGTTGATCCTGATTTAAAAGCTAAAGAATTGTACAGATTTAAAGTTGATTACAAAGAAGGAGATAAATTACAAAGTAGTACAATTTTTGAAGGAAATGAAGTTTATAACACTTTAAAAGGTTTTAAAGTTTCAGATGACATTACTAAACAGATTGACGATGTAATTGCTGGTAAAGGTAAATTTACAGCTGATGAATTAACTATTGATGCTCCTATTAAAAAAGTAATTGTTGGATCTGGTAAAGGTAAAGTTCAATTATACGAACAAGCTATTCCAAGTTACATGAAGAAGTATGGCAAGAAATGGAACGCTAAAGTTTATGATGATAATGTTGATACTGGTATAGCATTATATTCTAAAGAAAAAGGTCATCACACATCAAAGATGCCAGTTACAATAATTGAGCTTACACCAGAGATGAAACAATCAGTACAAAAAGACGGACAAGCTCTATTTAATATTTTTGGAATAGGATCAGGAGCAGCTATAGGATCAGATGCTATCCTAGACAATCAACAAAACAATACTATTTCAAATCTAACAGAAAATTAGTAAATATTAAGTATCCTCAAATATTTCTAAAAAATTTTCTCAAAATTTCAAAAGGTAAAATTAATGGCAAATCTAAAAACTATAACTAAGGAATTTACAAAAGAGTTATTACCTGATGCTCAAAAAATTATTGATGAAAAAGTTAAAGGACCAAAATTAAAAAAGAAAAAGGAACCTGAAACAGAAGCAGATAGTATTAGAAATAAAGAGCTTAGTGTAGAGCAAAGCTTAAAAGAAAAGAATTTAAAAACACCACCTAAAGTATCAGTTGATAAAGCTGAGAAGATGCTCTTTACAAAAGACAATAAGATTAAACCTAATAAGTTAATAGATTTTAATATTAATAAGTTTGAAACTAGAGATGATATTTTAAAGTTTATTGATGAAGTATCTGTTCAATTTAAAACTTCTATTGATAAACAAAAAAGAGGTGTTCAAACTAATGAAGCTACAAAAGAGATGGCTCAATTACTTCAGGTTAATTCAAAGGACCTGAAAGAAAGTTTATTAAAAATAAAGCCTGGACAAACTTTAAATGCTGAAACTATTTTAGCTTCTAGAGAATTGTTGTTAGCTGCAATGAATAAGTTAGATGAGTTAGCTGTTGTTGCTAAAAATGGAACTCCAGAAGATCTATTAAAATTTAGACAACACATGGCTTTAACATCTGAGCTACAAAAGATAATTAAAGGTGTTCAAACAGAAACTGGAAGAGCTTTACAACAGTTTAAAATACCAGTTAGAGATAAAAATTTTACTGCTCGTAATCTTGATGATCTTAATAGAGATCAATTAATTATGGATCTTGGAGGAGATGAGGCTATTAGAAATTTAGCCAAGACCTATCTTAAAGCAGATACTGCAAAAGCAAGAGCAACACTTTCAGAAAAAGTTGGTTTTATAACTAGAACTCAAGATGCTTTAGCAGAAATATTTATTAACGCTATTTTGTCTAATCCGATGACGCATGTTAGAAATACTGCTGGTAACTGGATTACTCAAGGTATTCTTCAACAAGAAAGAAAAATAGCTGGAAGATTATTTAGTGATGCTTCTCAAACTGGTGGCGTTTCAGAATTTGAAGATATTGCAAAAGCTTATGGTAGATCTCAGGCCGCATCTGAAATGTGGGCTGCTATTGGAAGAGAATTAGCTCAAGGCAAAATGCCTACAATTAAAAATCAAATGAGTGGTTCTAAAATTGAGGTAAGACCAGGTAAAGCAACTGCTGAACATTTAGGAATGAAAGAAGGTGGTTTTGCAACTGGTGTTGATGTTTTAGGTAACATTTTAACATTAGGTAGAATACCAACAAAAATGTTATCGGTTTCAGATAACTATTTTAAAAATTTAGAATATAGATCAGAGATCTATGCTTTAGCTTATAGAGAAACAATAGAATTAGTTAGAAGTGGTGCAGTATCAAAAGCTAATGCTGCAGAGTATTTAGCCAATAGAGTTGTTAATCCTCCTGAAGCTCATGTTAAAAGAGCAATGGAAATTACTTTAGAAAGTACGTTTCAAACTAAGCTTGGTACTAGAGGAGATGTTTTAGATCTTGGAAAAGGTTTACAAAGATTAAAATCTGGTTCTGGTTGGTTTACATTTATTTCAAACTATTATTTACCATTTATTCAAACACCAGCTAACGTAGTTGGAATGACTATGGAGAGAACTCCTGGACTTAACTTTTTACTAAGAAGTTATAGAAATGATATTTCAGGCGCTAATGGTTTAGCTGCTCAACAACTTGCTAAATCTAAAATGGCTACTGGTAGTTTATTTTATCTAACGGTCATGGGTATGACTTTTGGTAAACCTTTTGGAGTAGATGCAACTGGTACTTCTCCAGAAATAGGAATGGATTTTAAAAATAAATTTAATAAATCCGATATGAAAAAGTTACTTGGTACTCAATCAGGTACTATTAATATTCCATACGGAGATGAAACATTACAAATAAACTTAACTGGTAATGATCCTATCGCAATGGCTTTTAGACAAGCTGCAGACTTAGCTTCTATTGCTCAATATGGATTTAAAAATAATGACCAAGCTCAAGATTATTTAAATATGGTTTTAGCGCTAACTTTATCTGTTGGAGAAAATATCGGATCTTCAACATTTATGGCTGGTATTGGTAAAGCAGTTAATGATTATCAAAATTATAAACAACAAGGTTTTACTAAAGGTTTAGAAAAACAAACTAAATCAATGGTAAGTGCTTTTGTACCAACTGGTGTTAGACAAGCAATGAAACTTGTTAATGAAGATAACAATAAAATTGCAGTTACTATACAAGAATATATCCAAAAGAATTTATATGATGCTTCACTACCAAAAGATTATGATTTACTTGGAGATGAAATAGAACGGTTTGGATTAATTTCTTTTGCAAAAAAAGGTCCTATTAGAGATGAGTTAAAAAAAACTGGTGTAGAGATAAATAAAATACCAAAATCATTTTCTTATCAACAAGACGGTTTATCAACTTCTATTGATTATACTTCGGAAGAACTTTCATTCATGAAAAAAAGATCTGGAGAATACGCAAAAGAAATTTTAGGATCTATATTTAATAGTGAAGAATATAACGATCCATCATTAGATAACTACGTTAAACAAGCATATATAAAGACAGCTTTTAGTGCAGCAAGAAACGCAGCTAAATCAGATTTACTTTTTAACTCAGATGAAAATTCTGATGATTATGAAGAGTATCCAGAATTTATATTAGATGACGAAAATTTAGGATTAGAAATATCTGGAAAAGGTGCATACGAAAATTCATTAGGATTAAGAACAAGAATTGAAAGCGAAATAAGAACCAATCTTATCAACGAAATTAGAACTAAAAATCAAGGACAACCATTAGCAAAACCAGAAGATCAATATTTTCAAGAAATTCAGGAGTAATAAATAATGACAATATCAACAACCATAATTAAAAGCAGTTATTCAGGCAATGGCTCTACAACAGCCTTTACCTATAACTTTAAAATTACTGATGATGATGACATCCAGGTAATTATTAGATCATCAACTGGAGCTGAAACAGTTAAATCAAAAGGTACTCATTATAA